TACCTTAGTTAATTTTACTGATAAACAATTAAAAAATTTATCCGATCGAATATTACAAGAAGGAACAAAAGGAAATGTTATTATGAACAAGGAAACTACCGATTCTATCGACATTATCAAAGTAACTGATACCGGTACAAATGTTGAACTAAAAGAAAAACTTAATCTTAAAAAGAAAAACATCCCTAAAAACATTAAAATGAAACCGGGTGTTGCTGATACTGAAAAAGATTTGGATGAGTGGGTTGAAACTGTAACGGAAAATGAATACCATCCTTTTACTTCTAAAAATGAAATTTTAGAAACTATAAAAGTTAAATTGGATGAATTTAAAACATCACATGAGACAGGTAAAAATGTTAAATCAGGTCACAATGGTATCCCTGAATGGTTTACTTATGATGCTATAAAATCATCAACAAACCCAACAATTGCACCTCCAAAAACAAAACCAGGTGTTGCACCAAAACGTCAAAATCCATTAAAACCGGGTGTTGGTCCAAATCCAAAACCAAAGGCAGGTGTTGAAAATACAAATCCAACAATCGCTCCACCGAAAATTGCTCCTGACGTAAAGCCTATACGTAAAAATCCATTAAAACCGGGCGTTGGTCCGAATCCAAAACCAAAAGCTGAAAAAAAATAATGGATAAATTAAAAATTAATAAAAAAAAACTGTTATCTTTGCTCAATAAAAATTTAAATGAGATGGCAATGGATTTTGATGGGTCGGAAAGACCTAATGCTGATATTACGAATAAATTAGCAAATAATGATACACCTATAAGTAAAGTTCCTTTACCAAAAACAGGTAATGAACCAAATGATAATTTTCAAGAACTATTAGCGTCTGAACGTTATAAACAAGTTGTTGAAAATGTAAAAAGATACACTGGTTATAATGGTGATATATCAACAAATCAAGCGTTTGGTCAATTATATCATATGATGTATAATTCTCACATGAGAATTATGGAAATTGAAAGAAATTATAAAGAACAATTAGAACAATTAGCTAAAGATTTAGTTTTAAATGAAATGGGAATATCTGATGAGGATATTACTATAAACGCTAAAATAGTACAACCTGGTGGTATTGATACTTCCGATTTTAATAAAGAAAATGGTAATGAACCTAATCCACAAGAACCGGAAATTGGTAATGATGTTGATATTGAGGCCGTTGAAGTTGAACTTTTTAATGATTTAGAAAATCTTGATTTAGAACGTTCAAAAAGAAGATTAATTAACGCTATTATACAAGGTGCATCTAAAAAAGGACATTATATGTACCATTTAGTTGCTGAAAAATTAAGAGAACTTACAGGTTCAGATGAATTATTGAATCATTATGGTATAATGATGTCAGTAAATGATTTAAATTATTGGCAATTGGGTGATGAAACAATTAAACAAGCTGGTGATTCAGTTGCAGGTAAAAGTGATATTGAAAGACCAGAAGGTGATGATGAAGAAGAAGGTGATGATAATACAACAATTAATGCTGTTGGTATAAATTTTCCTGTTTTGATACATGAAATTTTAAAAGGTGTATATGAAACTGTTGGTGTTTATGGTCAACCAAAAAATCCTGAACTTAATGATAAAGTTGCTGAACATGAAGACACATTAGAAAAAGAAATGTGGGATTTAAGATTAGGACCAGCTATTTGGGATAGAATAATTAATCAATTCCCTGATGATGTTATATTAGCTGAAGGAAAAATGATACAACTACATATTTTCATGACTTTGTTTGAATTACCTGCTAAACAATTTTTAACCTTAATGAGGGAAGTTATTTCAGGTTCAGATAATGGTAAACGTTTGTTAGGTAATATTATTGTATCAATTAAACAACGATTACAAAATGAAGAATATGAAGATACTATTCAACAATTTAATCAAGATTTAGAACAACTTACAGACGAGACAGATGATAACGAATTAAATAATATGTTAAACGATTTAGGTATTAAACCACCTGATTCCGATGATGAAGAAGATGATGATGATTTCCTAAATCAGTTTAGGTAACATGTTCAAAATGTAATAGATATATGAAAAGGCGGTTTTTAACCGTCTTTTTTTATATTTATATGTATGAATACAAAAATAGAACAACTAAAAGAATACTTACGTATTACCAAAGATACACCATACGCATTACGTACATATCTACAAACATACGATAACACACAGAAAAAGTTTGTACCATTAGAACTTTTTCCTGACCAAGTACAATTGTTAGAAGACTATGAAAAACACAACGAAAATATAACCCGAAAATATAGACAAGCAGGTGTTTCAACAGTAACAGCTGCATGGTTATCAAAAAAACTACAACTAGCTAAACCCCAAAATCCAGAAAGAATATTAATAATTGCCAATAAAAAAGATACGGCTGTTGAGATGGCCAATAAAATTAGAGGTTTTTTAGTACAATGGCCTGATTGGATTAATCAAGGGTTTTCACCTGATAAAGATTCGGAAAGTAGATTTAAATTAAATAATGGTTCCGAAGTAAAAGCCGTAGCAACATCAAATGATGCTTTGCGTGGTTTTACACCTACAATGTTAATATTTGATGAGGCAGCATATATCGATGCCGGTGAAGATTTTTGGTCAGCATCTATGGCATCACTTTCTACCGGTGGTAAAATAATATTAATATCATGTGTACCAAAAGATACTTACGTTTTTACTAAAAATGGTTTAGAGCAAGTAAAAGATTTTATTGATGAATCAAAAGAAATCGGTATAGGTTATCACACACCATTTTATGATGTATTAGGTAAAGATAAAATTAGAACATCTAATATTATGTTAAATAATGGATATCAACCAACATTAAAATTACACACAGTAAACTCATACATTGAAGGTACACATAATCATAAAGTATGGGCATACTCAAATGAAAAATATGATTGGTATAAATTAGAAGAATTAAAAATTGGTGATTATTTAAATGTTAATTATGGTTTTAACATGTGGGGTAATAATGATAAAATTAATTTTAATTATGAACCTTCAAGTAAAGAAAGTAATATTTTTACCATCGGTAATGAAATAACGCCGGAATTAGCATACTTTTTAGGTTTATTTATTGCAGAAGGTTCAATATATAAAAAAATAATTAACGATAACCATGTTGGTACATCAATAACTATAACATGCGGTGATGATATTTCAAAATATATAAACGCTATTAATTTAAATTTTTCATGTCATGATAATTTACATTATACAATTGGTTCTAAAAGTTTATCAAGTTTTTTAGAATATCTTGGGTTTGATTTTACTTTAAAAGCCAAGGATAAAATTATTCCAAAACGATTATTAAGTATGAGTCGTAATAATATTAAAAATTTATTACAAGGTATTTTTGATGGTGATGGGTATGCAAACAAAACGAGAAATAGAGTTGGTATTGGTTTAGCATCCAAAGAATTAATTGAACAAATAAGAATGTTACTATTAAATTTTGGTATATTAACAGATTTTAATGTTCATAACACTAAACCAACAAAAAAAGTTAAAGTATTTAGTATGAATTATAGATTATCTTGTGATACTATTAACACTAAATTATTTTTTGAAGAAATAGGTTTTAAGTTTCCAAGAAAACAAATCATATATAATAATGTTAAAAATAAAAAAGTTTTAGAATGTGACCCACAAAATACAATACCAAATGGTTCAAAAATTTTAAAAACACTATTATTACCATTTAAAAGAAAAGAATTATCAGATGATGTTAAAAAAGTGTGGGATTCGCTTAATAAATCTAAAACAACACATATAAGTCGTGGGTCGTTTAAAAATGTTATTGATTTTTTAAATGAAATGAATGTTATAATTGATAACAACATAACAGATAAAATATATTTTGATAATTCAAAATGGGTACAAATAAAAAATATTGAAATTTCTGAAAATGATACTTTTGATTTTTCATTACAAAACAATCCATATGATTTTTGGGAGCATTCAGTGTTGTATAATGGTATATTAGGTCATCAAACACCCAATGGTTATGATCCCATATATTATGGTGTTTACGACCAAGCACTTAGAGGAATAAATGATTTTCATATAACTGATTTACGTTGGTTTAAAGACCCTCGTTATACAAAAGATTTACGTTGGGTTAAATGTGATGATATTGTTCATTACATGTTAAATAGGGGGCAATATAACGACGATGAAGTTGTTATGAAAGATTTTGATTTATCAAAATATAAAGAATATTTGGAACAGGGGTACAAACCTTATTCTTCTTGGTTTGAAGGTATGTCTAAAAAGTTCAAATATGATCCACGAATGATTGCTCAAGAATTAGAATGTTTAGCATATGATACTGAAATAACTATTCGCAATAAAGAAACCGGTGATATTGAAAAAATAATGATCGGTGATTTATATAACAAAATTTACTAATGTTTAAATCAAATACAAAATATGAAATATTAACACCTAATGGCTTTGAAAATTTTGATGGTATTCAAAAATTAAAAAAGAAAACAATTGAATTAACATTTAATAATGGGATTAATTTGAGAGGTTCATATAACCATTTAATTTATGATATAGATGAAAATCCAATAAAAATATCAGAAGTTAAATTAAATGATAAAATTAAATCACATGATGGTTTTTTAACCGTATCAAACATTAAAAAATTTTATTATAAAACAAATGTATATGATATTATTAATTCAGGACAAGATAGTCTTTATTTTTCTAATGGTATTATATCACACAATTGTGACTTTTTAGGTTCAGGTGATGGTGTTATTCCCGGTCATATACAAGAAAATATATCAAAAAATATGATATGTGATCCGAAAGAAAAATATATGCAAGGTACTTTATGGCAATGGAATGAACCGGTTGAAGGACATAGATATATTCTTGGTATTGATGTTTCTCGTGGTGATAGTGAAGATTTTTCATCAATAAATATTGTTGATTTTGATACAAGGGAACAAGTTTTAGAATATATCGGTAAGATACCTCCTGATGATTTAGCTGCTATTGCTTATAAATGGGCAACACATTATGGTAATGGTTTTATTATTGTTGATATTACAGGTGGTATGGGTGTTGCTACATCAAGAAAATTACAAGAATTAAATTATAAAAATGTTTATATCGAAGGAGTAAACACTCAAAATATTTGGGATTATAATCAAAAAGCAGAAGAAAAAATACCGGGATTAAATTTTAATAATAAAAGAACACAAATAATTGCCGCATTTGAAGAACAATTAAGAAAAGGTTTTATTGTAAAATCAGCAAGGTTATTAAATGAACTAAACACATTTGTTTATATAAATGGTAGACCGGATCATATGAAAGGTGCCCATGATGATGCTATTATGAGTATGTCTATGGCTTTATATGCCGGTGAAATGTGCTTTAATCAACTACAACGTAATGAAGCAAAAAATAAGGCTATGATTGAATCATGGGTACTTAGTGAACGAACATACGAAGCAAATAAATCATTTTATTCATACGGAACAGTTTTCGATCAAATAGGTGCTATGAGTGATGGTAGCCCAATAATGTCCAATAATCAACAAGTATCAAAAGAAGCATATAGCGAATACTCTTGGTTATTTGGTAAAAAACGACAAGAACATACATAATAATAAAAAATTATGATATATTGTTAAAACAAAATATTTATATTAATGGCAAACAAAAATTTAACAGTCTTTCAAAAATTAACTTCAATTATGGGGTTCGGTACAAATGTTAGACCAGAACAATCACCATCATTTAATTTTTCAAAAGACGAACTACTTAGAACAAGTAGTAAAGAAGAATATGAGAAAGAACTTTTACAAGCACAGCAAAGTCAATATATCACAGGTAAATTTGCAAAAGTAGAACAATCATTATATAACCAATCAGTTTATAACGAAACAACAAGATTATCAGCATATTATGATTTTGAGGCTATGGAGTTCACACCGGAAATATCAGCAGCATTGGATATTTTTTCCGAAGAATCGACAACAACATCAGAAAAAGGTGAAATATTAAATGTTTATTCTGAATCAAGTAGGGTAAAATCCATATTGGATGATTTATTCGTAAATGTTCTTGACGTTAACACTAATTTACAAATGTGGACAAGAAGCATGTGTAAATTTGGTGATAACATGGTTTTTTTAAAGATAGACCCATCAAAAGGTATAATAGGTTGTCAACAACTACCTAACATTGAAGTTGAAAGATTGGAAGGGGTGTCCTCATCAATAACCGGGCAAAACAGAAAAATGGATTTAAATTCTCGTGAGTTAAGATTCCAATGGAAAAATAAAGATTTGGAATTTCAAGCATGGGAAATGGCTCATTTTAGATTATTAGGTGACGATAGAAAATTACCATATGGTACGAGTATATTAGATAAAATTCGTAGAATTTGGAAACAATTAATATTAGCTGAAGATGCTATGTTAATTTATAGGACATCAAGAGCACCTGAACGTAGAGTATTTAAAATATTTGTTGGTAATATGGATGATAAAGATATTGAACCATATATCCAACGTGTGGCAAATAAATTTAAACGTGATGTTGTTGCTGATCCACGAAATGGACAAGTGGATATGAGGTATAATCAAATGCCGGTATGGAAGAACACACCAATACCTTTATTAGATGGAAGAACAATAACAATTGAAGAATTAGCAAAAGAACATAATGAAGGTAAACAAAATTGGGTATATTCTATTCAAGATAAAACATTCGCTGTTGTTCCCGGTAAAGTTGTTTGGTGTGGTAAAAATTACACAGCAAATAAATTAATTAAAGTTTGGTTAGATGATGAAACTTGGGTATTAACTGCACCGGAACACCCATTTATTTTAAGAAACGGTGAAAAAATAAATGCTGAAGATTTAAAAGAAGGTGATTCATTAATGCCGTATTATGTTAAAAAATCTAAAAAAGAAGATAAATTTAGAATTGAAGGATACGAAACTATTTATAACCCAAAAACCGGTAAATATGAATTTGTTCATAGATTAGTAAGTAATGACGCATTGTTGAAAGAAAGAGAAGAATGTAGAAAACAAACAAATTTTAAACTTAATAATAATTTAACTGTTCATCATGTTGATTTTAATAAAATTAATAATTCTGTGGAAAATTTATTATGGATAGGTAATATGGATCACCTTAAATTACATAGTAAACTTGGAAAAGAAAATATAATTAAATATAATAAATCAGATAAAAAAAGAGAAAGAAATAAATATTTAGCTAAAGAACAATCCTGGCATTTAAGATTTACTGATTACAATAACTCAGACCTACATAAAGAACATAATTCTATTCGTAAAAAAGCACAGATTAAAGATTGGGCTAACCCTGAAAAAAAATTAGCTAGGTCAATGGCAATGAGATTTAATTTAGATGATTTTGTTTTTCAAAAAATCAATGAAAAAATTATATCAAAAGAAATTATTAATAGAAAAACCATGCTTGAGTTTCTATCTATAGATATGATTGATTATATTATTTCAATTAATAATAACCCAAGAATAAATAAAGAAAAAGGTATTGGTAGAAATTTTATAGAAAAACAAATAAATGATAAAGGATTTCAAACAATAACAGAATACATTAATGAAATAAAGAAAAATCATAAAGTTTTAAGAATAGAAGAAATATATGATAAACAAGATGTTTATTGTATGACTGTTGTTGGTATTAATGGTGAAGATGATAGACATAATTTTGCTTTAAAATCATTTATAAATGATACTATTCCATCGGAAAGTGGTGTTTTTGTGTCAAACAGTATCGATCAAGATTTTTTTATTCCGGTGCGTGATCCAAATCAATCAATGCCCATTGAAACGCTTCCTGGTGCGAATAATTTATCTGAAATAGCTGATATTGAGTACATCCAAAAGAAATTATTAGCAGCATTACGTGTTCCAAAAGCATTTTTAGGTTTTGAAGAAGTGGTTGGTGATGGTAAATCATTAGCATTAATGGATATTAGATTTGCAAGAACAATTAATAAAATTCAAAAATCACTTATTCAAGAACTTAATAAAATTGCCTTAGTACATTTATATATTTTAGGTTTAGAAGATGAATTAAATAATTTTACATTATCACTAAGTAATCCATCGGCACAATCAGATTTATTAAAAATCGAACAGTGGAAAGAGAAAATTACTTTATATAAAGATGCTACTTCGGATCAATCACAAATGGGTATATTACCTGTGTCACATACTTGGGCTAAGAAAAACATTTTAGGTATGAGTGAAGCAGAAGTTTTATTGGATTTACAACAACAAAGAATCGAAAGAGCAATGGGATTTGAATTAACAAATACCCAATTAATTATTAAACGTTCGGGTGTATTTGATAATGTTGATGCTAAGTATGGTATCCCTGAAGAAGAAAGAGAAAAAATAGAAGCTTCAATGTCAACTGAACAAGTTGATGAAATGGGTGATGGACCACCACCTGCGGCACCTAAAACACCTGTTGCTCCCGTTGGTGATGGACCACTAAGTGAAAATAACACAAAAAAATCAAAAATTTTATCGATGTTAGGTGATGAAAATAAAAACGATCTTTTTGATGTTAATAAAGCACAAAGAAATATTTATGAAATAGAACAAAAAATAAAAGAAATTTTAAACGATACAAAATGAACAACTTCGGTAAAATAAAAAGTGCATTATTAAAAAAAATGTCAGACGCATATTATAATAATGATAAAAAAGAAATAAAAGAATTACTTAATTTAATTAAAGAAAATAAGGAATTTAAAGAAATGTATCTTTTTTATGAAAATATTGAAAATAAGTTTTTAGAGGATAAAGAAATAGCCATTCAATATGTTAATGCTCTTGATCCAATATTAAAGAAAAATATAAATAAATTATCATCATATTTAAATGAAATAAAACATAAATTTGATGATGTAATTATATGTGAAAATGGTATATATGATAGTATCGATTCATTATTGATTGAAGACACCATAGATAACATAGATAAAAAAATTATAGCTAAAAGAAATTTGGTTGAACATATATCATCAAAAAAACAAGATGTGGATGAAACAAACTATCAAATTGTTGAAAACGAAAATCTATTATGTACTGTTTTAACAAACACGTTTAACACAACATATGATGCTACTTTATCAGAAAGTGAAAAATCAGAATTATACAACATATTATCTTTAACCAATGAAGAATTAAATACCAATATTAATAGTTTAAAAGAAAATGTATTATTAAAAGTAAATAATATATTAACTGAATCCGAGGATATTGAATTAAAATCTAAATTAAATGAAGTGAAATCAGAAATATTTGAAATGTCTAATAATAAAATAAATTATTATAAATTATCACAATTAGACAAAGAATTATAATTTTTTTTGTTTTTATAAAAAATTTTATTTATATTGTACGTACACCATAAATAAAAGAAAAAAATATGTAAAACAAAAAATGAAGATTGGAAAATATATTCCGTTGGGTGATTATAATAATGTAAAAATTGGTTACGGAACGGTAGATTTTAAAAACCTAAAAACGATTTATCTTAAATTAAACTCATGGGTTCAACCCGAAAACTGCGAAGAAGATTTTAATAATTCAATTTTAAAATCAAGAAATAAAATAAAATGTCTAATTAGAGAATTAAATATTCAACAATTTAAATGTGAATCAATTGTTGATTTAGATATTAGAACAAAAGGTATAAAAGTAAATAAGAAATCATTTATGAATTTGGAGATAACTCTATTCGTAAATGATTTTTTTGATGTTAAATCAAAACAAACTAAAAACCTTATTAATACAATAATAAAAAGAATTATTGATGATGGTCTAACTAACAATAATTTATATAATTTTCATAAAACAAAGAAATAACTATAATATCGGTATATTTATAAATAAAATTATAAATGAAGATATTAGGTGCTAATGATACCGGTGTTAAAGGAATTTTAATAGAATATGATGCCGGATATATATCATATGAAGATAATAAAAAAATAATAACAGAAATAAAGGATATTGACTTTTCACAAGACATTATCCTTTATGCTGTTCTACAAAAATATAATACTCCGAATAAAAACGGAAGAATCTACCCAGAACGCATATTAAAGCGTGAAAATGAAAAATATCAAAAACATATTGCTAACGGAACAGCATTATCAGAAATTAACCATCCAAGTTCATCACTTATCGACCTTGATAGAGTATCTCATTCCATAACCGAAACATGGTGGGATGGTAATATACTTATGGGTAAAATTAAATTATTTACATCTCCCGGTTGGAAAAAAATGGGTATTGTGTCAACAAAAGGTGACCAAGCAGCAATGTTAATTATGAACGGTGCAACATTGGGTATCTCATCACGTGGTGTTGGTTCATTAAAATCAGAAAAAGGTCAAAATATAGTACAAGAGGATTTTGAATTGGTGTGTTTCGATTTAGTTTCATCACCATCAACACCCGGTGCTTATGTATTTAATGACCCTAAAGATAGAGATAGATATCAAGAATCAATATCAGAATCACCAAAAATAGATGATAGAATGAAAAAATTAATGGGAAATTTAAATAGTTTTTTAAGTAAAAGTTAATATTAATTAGATATTTCACTAATTAATATAGTTTTTTTAATAATAGCTAATATTTATATTATAACAAAACAAAAATGAAACAAAAATCAATTATAGAACAAGCTTTACTTCAAGTACAAAACCTTGAAGAAGCCGTAACAAAAAATGCAAAAGGTATACTTGCCTCAACTATGAGGAAAGAACTAAGTGATTTAATTAAAGAGTCTATGGAAGATGAGGAAGAAAAACTTTCTAATGTAGGGACTGAAAAAGATATGTCAGAACAACCAATGGGTGATGAAGATTCTGAAAATTTAGATAACATGGAAACAGATCCGGCAGATGATGTTGAAGCTGACGATACAGAAGATTTTGAAGATGAGGGTTCAGAAGATGAATTCGGTTCAGAAGAGGAAGCTGATGATACAGAAGATTTTGAAGATGAGGAAGCTGTTGATATGACTAATGCTACTGATGATGAAGTATTAAAAGTATTTAAAGCCATGAAACCAGAGGATGGAATTATCGTTAAGAAAAACAACGGTAACGTTGAATTTAGTGATGGTAATGATGATTATATCATCAAATTAGATAGTGAAGAACCAATGTCAACAGGTATGCCAAGTGTTGGTAGTGATGTTGATAGTGAAATTGACTCTATGGGTGGTATTGAAGACGAAATTGATTCTACTGATGACGTTGAAGATGAAATGTTTGAAAGTCACGGTACAGAAGAAGAAGCAGATGAAACAATTTACGAAATTGAATTGGATGATGCAGATGAAAAAACTGAGGAACCGAAAGAAACTGATGTTGATGAAGCAGCAAGAACATTCGCAAATGACGTAAGAAAACCGGCAGATTCAGGTAAAAAATATAAAGCAGGTCGCACAACTGCAATTAATGAAGAAATCTCAAAATTGAAGAAACAAAATAATGAATATAAAAAAGCATTATTAATGTTTAAAGATAAAATAAATGAGGTGGCAATTTTTAATGCAGGTTTAGCATATTCTACTAGATTATTTACTGAACATTCTACCACAAAACAAGAAAAAATTCAAATCTTAGAGAGATTTGATTCAATTAAATCAATCAACGAATCAAAAAATCTTTATGATACGATTAAAACTGAATTAGGAAATAAAAAAACTATTACTGAAACGGTTGTAAATAAAATAACAAAAACTCCTACAACATCATCAAAAGATATGTTAACGGAAGCAAAGGCATATGAAAATCCTGAATTCAAAAGAATTAAAGATTTAATGGCCAAAATGAAATAAAAAAAAAATAAAACACAAACAAACAAATAAAAATGGGAGCATTATTAGAATCAGGTATTGTTGGTAACATTGGGTTGAAACACCTTAGAGTTATTAAAGAAGATACCATTAAAAAATGGGATGATTTAGGTTTCTTGGAAGGTCTTGAAGGTCACCAAAGAGATAACATCGCACAACTTTACGAAAACCAAGCATCGTATTTAATTAACGAAGCTGCGGTTTCAGACGCATCAGGTTCATTCGAAACTGTTGTATTTCCAATAATCAGACGTGTATTCTCTAAATTGTTAGCAAATGATTTAGTATCAGTACAAGCAATGAACTTACCAATTGGTAAATTGTTCTACTTCATACCTAAAATACAAGAAAGAACTAGTGGAGCACATTACAAACCTTATGGTATGCCAGGTAATAACGATGCAGCAACTGCGGGTTATAACACAAACACAAAAAATCTTTATGACCGTTTTTACGAGGCATCTGATGCTAACGATCAAGGTCTTTTTGATTATTCAAAAGGTAATTATACTGGCTTAACAGCAACTGTTGCAGGTATGTTTACATTTGCTAACGGTGTAGCAACACCAGCTGCTACAATATCAGGTGTAACTAGTGTTAATAGTGTTATACTTAAAGTATCTGGTTTCACAAGTGGTGGTGCAGGTAAATTGATTGGTGCAAATGGTAATGAAATGGATACTGAAGAGTTTTTAGCTTCATTGAACGTTGCTTCAAACAAATTGAGTGGACACACAGCAAGTACTTTTACAGCGTTACCTTTCAACGTTGTAACAAATAAATACGGTGAAGGTATTGTTGAGTATGGTTCAAAAGCATCTTCAGGTGCATATGGTACTACAAGTCAATATTACAATGTATGTGATGCTCAAGGATTTATTTATCTTCAAGTTGATCTACAAGCATACGGTGCAACAGGTTATACTAACTACGCTGTTGTTTCAGGTGCTACATTGGCAAGTTCAGACTTTACAGTTACTTATCGTCAATATGGTTCTTTGGAATTTGAAGATGAAATCGGTGAAGTATCGTTCGATTTGGAATCAGTAACAGTTTCTGTAACTGAAAGAAAATTGAGAGCAAGCTGGTCACCTGAATTGGCACAAGACGTTAGTGCATTCCACAACATCGATGCTGAAGCAGAACTTACAGCTTTGTTATCAGAGCAAATTGCTGCTGAAATTGATAGAGAAATTTTGCGTGACCTTAGAAAAGGTGCAGCTTGGACTACTAAATGGGATTATAACGAATGGAAATATGGTAACAACGGTTCATCATATGCAGGTTATACTCAAAAAGACTGGAATCAAACTTTGATTACTAAAATCAATCAAATTTCAGCACAAATTCACAAAACAACTTTGCGTGGTGGTGCTAACTGGATTGTAGTTTCAAGTGAGGTTTCTGCGGTATTCGATGACTTGGAATATTTCCACGTATCAAACGCTGACCCTGAGCAAGATTCATATAACATGGGTATTGAAAAAATCGGTACTTTGGCAGGTCGTTACCAAGTATTCAGAGATCCTTACTTCCCAGCAGGTAAAATCTTGATTGGACACAAAGGTAAGTCACTTTTGGATGCAGGTTATGTATACGCACCATACGTGCCGTTACAACTAACACCAACAATGTACAACCCTTTCAATTTTACACCAATTAAAGGAATCATGTCACGTTACAGCAAAAAGCTTGTAAATAACAGATATTATGGTTTAATTAACGTAAATGGTTTGGCTTCGTTCAGCATGGATACTATTAGATAATAATAGTTTTAGATAAACAAAAAAGGGTAACAAATCGTTACCCTTTTTTTATATATTCATATTTAAATAACCCACAATCCCAAATACGGTTAATTCCTAATTTATTTATCATTTCAGTTTCTGTCATGTTTTCATCTAACAAATGTGGATATTTTTTTATTAATATATTTTTACGAAATAAAAATTTATGCATTCTTTGATTTTTATAAAGTTTCTGATTAACATATCTATAATCTGGTTTATTAACACTTACTAAATTAAATCCCATATTTACATACATATTATTATTTCCATCTGTTGTCCATCTTCTATCGGCAAAACTTATTATTGTTATATTTTCATGTTGGTTTAAAAAATATTTAAAAATTTTATTATTATGTCCAATACATCTATAATCCATTTCTGTTGCAAATCTACTTAATACCCAATAACCATCAAATTGTACAAAGGACATTACACTAACTAAAATATTATCATAAAAAGCACCATAATTTTCGGTTACACGTAATTGTGATCCTTGTATGTGATTTTTTTCCATAAACGAAATAGCAATATCTTTATTAATTTTTCTTATTACAGTATTTCTAGCATAAATCTTAGGTTTATTATTTAAACCTAAAAGATGTTCTATTCTGTTTTTCACTATTTCTTTTTTATTTAACCATTCATCTTCAAAAATATGAATTAATTTTATTCCATGTTCTTTTGCTAAATTTTGTTTGTTTAAATGATAATTTTTATCTTTACCCATTTTTTCCGTATGATAATATAAACCATTATATTCAAACGCAATTTTTAATTCAGGAACTAACACATCTAATTCAACACCTTTTAATGTTTTTTTATCGTTTGCCAATACAGTTAAACCACGTTCTCTAATATAATTAACAATTTCTACCTCCGCTTTTGATTTGAAACCAGATTCATGATGTCTTAACACTTTATCATAATTTTCTTTTAATTTATTCAAAGTTCCCGATGATAAATTATTACTAACACCATATTTAATATTATATTCACTTAAAGTTATACCATGTGTTTGTAGATGTGTGTGGTTTACTTGTTTCATTTTTTCACCACATACTTTACATGTTGCACTATCATGTTCAAGTTCTTCAATACGTTTTTCACTGTCTACATATTTTTTAAACATGTATTCATTTTCAGGGTATTTTATTCTAAATTCATTTAAATCACCATGTTCATTTTCAATATGTTTTGTAAATGCACCACTAATATTATTTAGATCGGGTGTTGTCCAATCACATTCAGGACATTTAAATTGTTCTTTTTCTTCCGCTTTATCAATAACATTAAAATATTCAAAGTGCCAATATTTTCCTGTTGTTTTTTTTACCATGCTTCTTTTATATTTTGTAGGTATTTCAACATTAGGTTGACATGTTTCAATATGTGCAATTGCCGCTCCTGATAAATTTTCAACATCATTAAATATTTTACCACAACATTTACATTCGATTGATTTATCGCTGTAATCATCAAATACTATTAATATTTCACCATATTTTTGTTGAGCACCTTTCTTTTTTAATTCAACATTATTATCACTTAGTATTTGTTTTATTTTTAATTTACCAAACTTATATTTTGAACAAAGGGCTTCAATACCTAATCCATTTTCAGTATAATCTTTTACAATATCTTTTGCTAATTGTTCATTATCTATTGGTATAATATCTTTCGGTTTTTCTTTATCTATTATGTTAAAATAATCAAAATGCCAATATTTTCCAGTAATTGTTTTTACTGAAGCTCTTTTAAATTTTGTTGGTATCTCAATGTTAGGGTAACATACCACCATATGTGATATTGCAGCACCTGATTTATTTTCAACATCATTTATTATTTTATTACAACACTTACATTCAAGTACCTTATTTTCATAGTTTTCAACCATATATATTTTTTTTTTGTAAAATTAATAAAAAAATTTGTAAATACAAAAATATTATTTAATTTTGTTTAAAATTTTAATTAAAAATGATAAAAAAAGAAATAATATACGAAAAATTAAGACCTGATATTCTTGATAATTTAGTTGCTGAACGTAGTTTGGAATGTAAAAGTAATAAATCAGATATTATTAAAACATTAAAATTAGATGACCAAGGATTATATGTTAGAGACACAACATATGAAAAAGTGTTAAATGGTTATATTGTTGGTATTGATGTTCGTAATAAAAATAAACTAATCGAAATTGGTAATATAATACAAAAAAAAGATGCTGAAAATTTAAATAGGTATTCTTGTGGTAGATTATATTATTTTACAAAACAAAAGTTAATATAAAAAACCCACCATATGGTGGGTTTGTATTATTTAATTTCAATTTTTTTTGGTTCAACTGTTTTAACCACTTTCTTTGGTATATTAATATAAAGGATACCATCAACATATTCCGCACTTATATTATTAGTATCAACACTATCAGAAAGTTTAAATGAACGTGTAAACGCACTTTTAATAAATTCTTGCTTTATATAACTTTCATTATGTTCCGGAGTATTTTCAATACTAACAGTTAATAATTTTTCGTGATATTCAATTTTAAAATCTTCTTTTTTAAATCCCGGTTTTATTAACTCAATAATAAAATTATTGTCAGTTTCTTTTATATTGGCCGGTGTTTTAATATTATTAAAACTGATGTCGTTATTAAATAATTCATCCATTAAAAATGGTAATGTGTTGTAATTTTTAAATAATGTTCTCATATTTTTTATATTTTATTATAATTTATTTTATGATAAATAATCAAAATATATTCCAAACTTAAAAATATGTCAAAATGTCATAAAACTGAATGTTACTATTTAAAATACATGACAAATTATGTAGTGTTTATTTTATTTACAAAACTGTAGTTGATTACCATCGGCATCACCAATATTTAAATCTTTAATTGGGGAACAACCAAAATTACCCCAAACACTTGGTGTTGTAAGTTCACTTGTTGTTATTAAAAATGGTTTATTAATATTTGCTTTTTTAATCATTAATTTTAATAAACCTTTTTGTCTATAATCAGGGTGAATTGCGGTCATTAATATGATATCATATTCATTATTATCCTCAATATCTATTTCTTCATTAGTAAATGTTGTTTTAGTATAAACCATATATGCTATTGTCTGTTTATTATATTTAATTTTTATTTTTTTGGTATTATATTTTGTGTTAAAATATTTTACAGTATCGTCAAATGTATATTTTAATAAATTCGGTCTATCTTTAAAATAATCAATATATTTACCATGATAATCAAACCATTTATGGTCACCATAATCATTGTCTTTAGTTTTATCTGTTTCTAAATCATCAATATTAAGTTCAATTATTAATTTATATTGTTGTTCTGTTAATACTATTTTCATTTTTCTGATACAATTTCAAATTTTATTCTATTATTATAGAAAATTTCTTCATTATTTATTTTACCTTTTATTTCAATATGGTATTCCCTTGGTATAAAATATGATGTGTCAAAAGTAAAACCTAATTCATTCGTCATATCAAATTTAGTCCAATCATGTATTGACACTTCAGTTTTACCCTCATATATGAATGTTCTATAATAAACTTCATTAAAAACTTGGTTTTTTTCTTGCGTTATATTATTAAAATTTAACGTAACTTTTCTTGTTTCACCACGTTTTATTTTTTCATTTTGTTGTATACCACTATATTTTAAAACATAATTATTTGTTCCGGTAATGTTCCCACCAATATTATATAATGATGTGTATTGTTTTGGTACAAATTTTTGTGTTATATTATTTAAATCAACGTCATCAATAGATATGTCTTTCCATTTATCATAGAAGAATTTTTTACCATCACAAACAATACCTGATATACCAAATGATACTTCATATATTCCTTTTCTTACATGTGTGGTTGTTAGTCCGGTCAAAGCTGTTATTGGTGTTCCGGTGTTATCTAAAATATCAACTGTTGGTAAGGTATCTAAATTATAATAGTTATTGCCTTTATTAACATAAAGATATAATTTTTGTATTTTATTTTCAATAAAATTATTTCTACTATCCTCAATTACATCGTCAAAAACGGTTTCCAAATAAGGTTCAAAAAATGTTTGTGTGTATTTTGTAAAGAATGAAACGGATTTATCTGTTGGTTCGTCTAACGCTTCATAATCATCATGAAATTTTAAACCTAAACCATAATTAGTTTGGCCGGATAATAATATACCATTAATATAATTAGTGATATCTATATCTATATTTTCATTACCATTATCAAATGTTATTGTATCCAGAACTAATGTGTTATCAAAAGCACCTCTAATTGTCCAATCATTTATAGTATCTCTTTTATTCCAATTGGATGGTCTATCATCAAATGATTTTTGTCCATAAATTATGTCGGTTATTGAATTGGAATAATCGTAACCAACACCTTCATCCCAAGATTCATTAAGTTTAAAAAGTTCTAATGTAAATGATGTTGCTCTATCTTTTCCTGTGGATTTTGTTTGGCCAATTAAATTAACATTACCAAAAATGGTATTTGTTAAATGTAGAACATGTTTAGTTGTATTATTTATAATTAAATCATCATTATCAACTTTATTTTTCAATGTTGTTAAATCGATTTTAAATATATATCTTGAGTAAAGATTACCATAAAATATGTCCGTTGTTGGATTTTTTGCGGTATTTACTACTGAATTTTTTACTATTGTGTTATTTTTTTCAAAATATGAACGAAAATATGACATTTCTTTTTATTAATAAATATCATTAATTTAACTTAATTGACTTATTTAAAACATCATCTTCAAGTTTTTTATATAATCTCACTAAATTTTCATGTTCACTATATGAAGTTC